GGGAACTCCATGCCTTCAGGCACCCATCGGCCTGTCAGGTTGAGCGCCCGCTTTTGCGAAGGCTCCACTAGCGTGCCGCAATGCGGGCAAAACGCTTGGCGCGCTTCCAGGTTGAAGTTGTCCATCGTGGGCGTGAACCACTGCTGACAAGAGTGCTCTTGGCACTGCCAGTACCATAACCGGCGGTCGCCTTGGTTGAATAGATCCAAGATGCCGGTAGTGGGCGGTGCCATGTGCGGGCAATCGGCTGGGCGCTCCCAATCCAGATCAACCACTTCACGCCCTGGCGAGCTCTCCGCTAGCGTCATGCCGGTGGAGCCAAACGTTTGCGTCCGCTTTGCACCTAGGGTGAAGGCGTCGCCTTCGCCATCGATGTTTTCAGGCAAACGGTCAAAGTCGGTAATCAGTACGAACTGGTAGTCAGACGACGCTAGTACGTTCTTCGACGGCCATTTGATGCCAAGGTAGTTGCCAGCTCTAAAGGTTTTATCGTGAACGTTGTTGTCGTGGCCGCGGGGGCTCAGCCGCTTTGCCAGTGCCGGTGAGTTCTGCAGCATCCTATCAATGCGTTTCTTGCTGAACTCGCGCGCCTTTTCTTCCGAGATCTGAACGATCAGGCCGTCGCCTGGGTCGCAGTCAATCTTGTAGGCAACGTAACCATCCACCAAGGCGTTGGTTTTGCCTGTTCGCGCTGGGCCTGCAAATATCACGGCGTCATAAAGGCGGCTGCCCATGCAGTCTAATGGCTCAACCATGTAGGGCGTGGCGTCGGCCGACCAATCTCTAACCGTGCCATCACCACCCACTACCTTCATGCGCTCAGCAGCGGCTTGGCTTGCGCGAATGCGGCGCGGCGGGCGTATCAGCTCAGCAACGTCACGACGAATAGCGGCAGCGCTGGCTAAGTTACTCATCATCGTCGCCTTCGTCGTCACTCACGATTACTTGATACATCTGCTCGCGTAGCGCGTCGGTGGTCTTCTCTACCAGCTCAATCGCTTCTGGCGGCAAGCCTGCGTCTCGCTCAAGCATGTCGGCGAGGCTATCCAAGCCGCTGGCCACTGCTTTAGCAAGGCGGGACATTTCCCTGTGCGCTTCTTCAACTGGCACCAGCAAGCGCATTTCTTTCTCAAGCTTTACTCGCAGGTTTTCAGATTGGTACCAGTCTTTACGGTCTGTTGGGTGGAATGCATCGGGATCGTTAGCAGTACCAGGGCGGGACTCGCTAAAAAGCGCGGGACCTGCATCTTTAAGTGCGTAGACGTTGGCACCGTTGCGCGCGCCCGCAGGAACAACGCCTGATTCTTTGAGGCGTTTACGCACCGTGTCGCGATGCAGACCAAACGCGTCGGCCAGTCTGGTGATGTTCCAGTTGTAGGCCTCTTCAAGGCGATTGATCTCTGCCACACGCTTGTCATCCTATCGGCACCGTACCTCTATTGATTTCGGCAGCATCGGCACCGCTAAATGCGGCGACCACGCGGATTAAAGCCAGGTGCTGCTGACGACCATGAGCTGCCGAAAATTTGTCGAGTTCCGCGCCTATCTATACCCGTGGTCTTTGCCTGAGAGGCGCAGAAGAACCTAAGTTTTATTAGATAAGAAACTGCTTGTTCCTACCTTTCGCTATGTTGTCAGCGGCCCACATCGGACGGAGATTAGAGAGACACCAGCAGGCTAGGTACTGCTCTTCATCTGTGATGTCGAAGAGCGACTTCGGCGTGATGTGGTCTATATGAATATCGCCATCCATGAACCTGTCCCACGTCATGCCCCTGGTGAACTGACGCTCAAGGTGGTCGCGCAGCTCTGTTAGCGAGTAACCTAGACGCTTCTCCATCGTGATGGACCGCTTCTGCTTGGATAGGGCGGTCCTCACTAATTCGCCGGTCCTAGCCAGCTTCGCCTGTTTCCTTTGGGCGGCTCGCATCCTCTCGTTAAGATTGAAGCGCTCATCAGCCCGGTATCTCAATCGCCACTGCTCGCTAGAGGACAGCCTTGGATTGCTCCACGGCCTGCCAAGCGCCTTGTAATAGCGCTCACACCATTCATCACTGGCTCGCACCTTGATGTGGTGTCGCCAAGCATCCCTGGCATTTCGCTCCAAAAATTGCCGATCAGGTTCTTGCTGGATTGCGCGATAGCGCTCTACTGATGTCCTCTGTCCCAGCCACTCTTGGTGCGTCGGCGGTCCGCACTCACCCCTAGAAACGGCGCGGCGTATCCACTCTAAGCGAAAGTTTCGTCGCTGCGTCTCGGCGGCACGGCTACAGCCAGCAGAACAATACTTTTGGCGGCGAGGAGGGACTGCGCGGCCGCAATTGTCACAGCTCTTAGATTTCCTCTCCTGCAGTGCCACCGCTTTAGCTCGATCTGCCTTTGCTGCGTCCTGGCATTTCTCACTACAATACTTTCTCTTTCGCCCTTCAAACGCTTGGGCGCAATGTTGGCAAGTGTGCGGGGCGGTGGGCTTAGTTGACGCTTCACGACAAGCGGGAGAGCAAAACTTCTTTTTCCTGCCTGTGAACTCAGCGGCACAGTGATGGCAGGTGAAAACCCTGTTAAGATTGGCCTTAGCCATTAGCAATCCTCTTTATTGCTTTTGGTTAGAAGCCCGAGGAGTGTTTGCGCACCCTCGGGCTTTGTCGTTCTATTATATCAACGAAGCCTTTCACATTCTGATTCGCAAGAGACAAAGGCGGCTAGTTATGAAAAAAAGACTTACAAACAAAGACGGCGAAGTAAAAGAGATCTCAGGCCGGCGCATCAAACAGATGAAGCCTATGCCTGAAGCGCTACCTTCGAGCCTGCAGCGCGTCATCAAAGCACGAAACAAAAAAAGAAATGATGGCGCGCCCGCTAATCCTTGCCCAAATCATTCTCCATAATCTCAACCACCGCCGCCCGATCCGCATTGAACCGGCGGCGTAGCGCCTCATACTCCGCCAACAGCAGCAACAGGCCGCGGTTGCTATTGAGTATCAGCGCTGGCGCGGGTAGCTCACTCGTTAGGTGTGCGGGCACCGTCGGGCAGTCGCACAGAACCACGGGAGCTGGGCTGCTGGAGCTCGCGCAGCCAGTCAGTAATACCAGTAGGCAGATCACCATCCAGCCATTCACGCGCTTCAGCATCGGATTCTCCCAGTGATTGAAGCGCCGCTGTGCTGGCGCGTATGTCGTCAGCAATGATAGTAAGCGCTCGGTCTCGCTCGGCGAGCGCATCGTTCAGCGCTTGGATCTGCTGGCGCTGCCAACGCTGGTAGCGCTGCAGGATTTCGGCGCGCTCATTCGCGTGCACTGCTTGCATCTCGGCACGGTCACGATCAGCGGCCACGCGCTGTGTGTACTGATACTGGAACACAGACACGCCAATCAGCGCGGCCAACAGCCAAGGCGTTGCGCCACCCAGCAAGCGGGTAATCATTTCAGCCACCTGCCGATGATCTTCTCGTAGAGCGCGTCGATGCGATCACGCACCCACTCGACGCCGAGGAACGCAATAGCCGCGCCCACCGCAACCGCCATATCCTGCGGCATGCCGAAGTAGGCCAGTAGCGGCATCAGCGCCAGGGTGAGGAAGCCGCACAGCACCGCTTCCAGAAAGCTTTTCATGGGTCGCCCTCCTGCGTGGAAGGCGCGCACCAGCGCGATCAGCATCGCCAGACCCGCCGCATAGATCTGTGGCCATAGGCTCAACACCACGTTCAACAGCGCCTGCCAGTTGTTCGGGTCTCGGTTGGGCATGGCGTGCTTCTCTTTTCGTCTTGAATTCATGGCACACCTCTCGGGCGGGCCTCGTCAGTTAGTCGATGGAAATACCGCCGGCAGCCTCATAAACGCGCAGCAGCTCATCGGTGGCCAATTCACGCTGACCGTAGCCAGCACCCGGCAGGCTCGCCCAGATACGGCGGCATGCGTAAATGGCCTCGCGAATGCGGCCATCATGAATAAGGGAAAGCGCCTTGCGCTGACGGATAAGATGCACCGCGCCCAAGTCTTGGCTGGCTGGCGTGAAATCAGGCAGGTTGAAACGCTCTGCTAAATCATCCCAGGTGCGAGAGAGGAACTGATAACGCCCTGCCGCACTGGAGTGGATCTTGTACGCAGGAAGCCAGACCATCACGCGAGGGTGATCTTCGTAACTGTCGAATGTCTCCCCGCCCACAATCACGTCGTATCCGTCATCATCACCGAAGCGCGGCGTACCCTCGGCGTAGGCCAGCATGTCGAGTC